CAGGTGGACCAGTAGCACCAGGACAATAATATGACAAACTTAGACACTTTACATCAACAACTTAACAGAGCCTATGGCTCCAACTTTGTGGCCTATCAGCGTGCTCATATAGCACACATCAACATACGCGGTAGATCATTTTATCAGGATCACAAGTTGTTGCAAAAGATCTACGAATACCTACAAGCCAATACCGATGTCTTGGGTGAAAAGATACAGGCCTGTGGTTTGGGTGCCATACCCGAAAGCATTGCGGATACCTTAAACCATAGTGATGTGGTAGATGCTTCTGTCGCGGGCACAGCCGAAGATCTCCTACACACTGTATGGGAAGATCTCAACACCATGATTGAAGTGTATCATGGTCTGGGCGAAGCCGCACGCATGGCCAACTATCCTGATGTGGACAACATGGCGGCCGACCATATTGGTGTTTTGGCTACCTTTGCCTGGAAGATCGAAGCCACTTTAGAAATACCTGGAAGACATCATGAGCGAACAGGTTATTGATCAGGTCACGGGCGAGTCAGAAAACTTGGCCCTGCATGTGGAGCTGTGCCAACAACGCTATCTACAGTTGATATCCAAGTTTGATGTGGTGGATGTGCAGTTGGATCTGCTGAAAGGCATGCTCAAAGAAGTGCATGCCAAAATCACCGACACCAAGGCCCAGCAGTTGGAAACTTATTTAAAATGGGCCGGTGCCATCATCATGACCTTTGGCGGAGTTATAACAGGCTTGTTCATGCATCTGTTCATGCGTTAGGCCCGCACGACCCTATCAAGAACTGGATGATTTTCGGGCCTTCTAATCCAGGTATCAACGAATCGGCAGGCGTGGCTTGTGTCGGGTCAACCGAATGAGGCCAGGATGTTGTCCTGATCTACTACCCAATATTCCTGTTTTTCAAACTCAATGCGTGCCGCACGCGACCAATCGATCAAGACCTGTTGGCCCTGCACCAAGGTCACTGTGGTTTTGGGTCCTGAACTGACCACACGAGCACGCGGATGTTCGTCTGAGGTTTTTAGCACAATACCACCCGAAGAAGTCATTTCGGATTCCATGCGTTGCACAATGAATCTTGTGCCGGTTGCTTGTAGTTTCATATCATAGTCCTGTTAAAATAATACGCGGTTCATCTATTTCAAATGTGGCTGTTTGTATACGCTTGTAGGCTATGCTACCACGCAGACTAAATCCAGCCGCACGATGCAGTTCCAAAAAGGCCGTTTGATCGTGTCGCATGGTGCTGGAGCAGATGATTCGAACATCGCAAGCTTCAGCCCAGGTTTCCCACATGCGTATCATTTGAGCACACAAAAACACTCGGTTGCGATCCGTTAGTTGTTGATCCACATGTGCTACTCGCACCTGTATCTGTTCTTCTCGGCTCCAGGGACTGTATTCGCCACGCACAGCCCAGGTATAGGCCAGGAGTGCTCGGGTAGTGGGATTGCGAGCCACACTCAGCAGTTCCATTTTGGGATTGTAGAACTGATTCACAGTGGCACGCATGATGTTGCGTTGATATTCCAACGGATCATTTTCAAATATGCCGTCGGTTTCAGATCCAAAGTCCACCAGAGCCATGTCAGTTATGTCCTGGCAATCGGTGCCCGCGGCCGGTTGCCAACGCCAGGGATCTGCAGTGGTATGTGCGTAGCGTTCTAAATCAAGTGTCTTGGTTCTTTTCATTGCGTTTTTCCAGTTGTCTTTTTCTTGCTATACTACGCCAGCCATCACGCACAGCATTGCCCTGCATGCGTGCATGTTCTCTACGCGGCACAACCTGCACATTGTCCAGGGTCCAGGGCAGGCTCCAGTCCCGTCGAGTCATGCAGTATTGGTCGGCTGAACGACCGCGTTCATGCCAGTGTTCCTGCCACAGTTGGCACCAGTCGGCAAATTTAATTGACCAACCTTCTTCACGCCATTGTGCTTGATTTTTCTGTTGACCCCAGATACGCCATTTGACATGCAGTTCGGGATCGGGTCCAGTGGCCCACACATGTGGTCTGGGCCCACGACTAGCGGGTCTGGGTTGACCCCAGGTGCTGAGTCTCCTGCCTCGATTGGTGTTGTGTGCTTTAGCCATTGTATCCATTCCCTGCAGAAAATAATTTGCCAAATGTGGTCACGGGTTGGCGAAATGATTCTATATTGGCTTGAACCAGGCGAGCCAGTTCCTCATCATCTACACAGCGATATATCAGGCGGGCTGAACCATCTGCTGATACCACAGGCCGTCCCTGTCGAGTGTGTTTTTGAGTGCGTTTGAGACCTGTGTAGATGCCGTAAGGATAAGGATCTGTGACCACATGATCCCATCCGGATCTTTTGAAATTGTTGTAGGTGGGATCCACGGTCATTTCCCACTCGGTGCCATCGTCAAGGCTTTGAAATGTCAAGCGCCAAAAACGCCCACCATTCAATTGGCTCGGCCCTTCTTCTATGTTGACTAAGATATATTCCATTGCGTTCCTTTGCTTATACAGTTATTTACCACAGTGGTAAATTAAACACGATTTATCGTCTCAATCCAGGATGTCGTCGTTGCAGTTCCACAGCAAACATGGTGGCCATGCCGGGATCTTGAAAGTTCTTGACACACCATCGCAGGTAATCTTCAGGAAGATCCTTTAAGAAGAAACCTCGATACTTGCCATATGGCATCTTGGTAAATTGGTATTCTGTGTATCGCATAGTTAATTGTAGCACTTTAAGAGATCTCTTGCGAGATCTATTGAGCAACTTCGTAGCTCAATCTTTTCTTTTCGACAACAAGAGATCATTTGACAGATAGATTGATCAGAGTGCCACTATCCGAAGTAGTGGCCGATCTTTGACGAGTGAGTTGTTCCGTCGTTACCAGCAGGTATTTGGCAAGTATTCGAAGTATTGCTTGGGCTCCGCGCTTACCCAGACCTGCCGCGATTTTTAAGAGAACATCTCAGTGGCTGTATTGTTCTCATAGCAATAGTAATCTTCTAACCATTCCGATTGCACAAATCGTCATCCGTTCGTCAGGGTTCTCAACTAATAGGATTATTCTTTTAGGCTACTCTTCAGTAGTGTGCAAAAGCCACTGGATAGATACAGTGATTTGGATGCTGTGCGAGGCCTCGGTATGCTCCACAAGATTCTCCAGCACAATGAGTATTCGGCGTGCCAACCTTGTCTATCGTATGTTACATTATTTCTCCACAAGTATTTACCACAGACAAAAAAAAGCACTTGATTTCTCAAGTGCTTTTCCCGCCGAGTTTAGATTGGAGATGTAAACGATAGATTGGCTAGTGTAGCAATCCGGCTATATTAAGGGATTGTTTTATGACCAAACAAACGGATTCGCCCACTGTTTAGGACTTGGCACCGAACCTGGAGATTGAGTGCCTACCGGACGCTACAAGAATATTTAGTCAGCTGAACCAATAAAGTAGAATTTAGGCGCAGATTCGCCCCGCAAGCCACGACAGCAGGTCAACAACAAGGCACGCAGATACCAGTCGGAATTGGGCACCGAATCTGTGACAGCTGCCCAGGCCAGGCTGATAGCCCATTCCTCCAGGATCTCATCCATTACTGATTCGGGTGTAGTGGCCAAGAGATCTTCAGCTGTAGACAAGACTTCTTGTAAAACGGCCGGCGTGACCTGCATGGGTGCTACCGGAGCAATGTGTTGTAGATTTACGACAATCATATGAGTATTTAAGGTGTTGCGTTTAGACAACACGCACAGTTTGACACAAATGGCCTATAGTGCTATACTAATAACACTTAAACAAGAAAAGAAAGGTAATCGAATGAAACCCATATGGCACATCGGTTCTTGGACCGATCGAAACACCGAAGATTTACAAGAAGAATTGCTGTTGGCACAACAGACACGCAGTCTTACTGGTGAAGAACGGCTCTGGTTGCTGGCTGTAGATACCCCAGAGACTTTGCTGGAGGCACAAGAATGAACTTTGAACAGCTCAAACTACAAATCCATATACGCGGCTTATACGAACGCCTGGGCCCAGAGTCGGCTGAGGACCTGATAGCTCGCGCCGGGCTAGCAGAGCAGGCCAGATTTCACAGAATTCAAAAACAGATTCGGCCACGAGATAGTCACGCTCGCCCACAAGATGCCAGACCCGATCACGCCAGTGCCAAATCTGGCGTCTAAAGAGTCTTTGTGCAGGTTTACGATAGGGCATGGTTAAATAATTATCCCTAAGGAGAACACATGAACCAATTTCACAACGGACCAGGTCCCATACGCCAGCCCAATAGACGAACAGTGCCAAATCCCAGTCCTATTCCCATACGCCAACCGCCCGGTTGACCAAAAGGGTTGACACCATTCAATTGTTGTTGTATACTGTATACATAGTTAGACATAAGGGAGAAAAGACTATGAGAGATTACAATGGATTTATCACAACAGCATTTGTAGGATATGGTATTCCAGCTGAAATATTACAAACGGTTCGTGCGTGGGTAATGCAAGAATGTGGTGAAGGATTTTGGAACGCAGAAGATGATTTGGGATATGCCGAATTGCGTGACATCCAAGATTTTGATCAAGCAATGAAATTATTGGCTTGGTCAGTAAAAGAACAACAATTGGATGGTAAAAGAGCTTACAACAAATTCTTAAAAGATGCCGGCGGCAGAGTAGGCAAAGGATTCTATCGCATAGCACTCAAGGCATATTATTTGACAGAACAACAAAAGGAAATTACAGTATGAAAACAATTGAAATATATCAAGATGCAATACGAATCGGACAGATCCAGGTGGAAGATACTGCCACCAAGGATGAAATTATTAAACAGGTCGACGCCGCAGTGGGAGCCGATGCTTGGAACCGAACTGAAGAAACGAAAACATAAGGATTCAAATCATGAATAGAAAAGAACAAATTCAAGACGCTGTTAAACAAGCGTTAGAACAAGACAGGACCTGGTTAGATTGCAATAATCAACTCAGGTTAGATATAGCAACAGACATGTATTTCAAAACCACAGATGAAGATGTGCGTGTAATTTGTGGTAATACCATATTGGATATTATGAAAAATCATATGCAAGTTAAAACCTAAGGTCTCCCTTTGTTCCTTATGCTTTTGGCCCGTCTTTATGGCGGGCTTTTTGTTTATTGCTAAATAACTGTATGCATTTGAAAGAATCAAAAAAATCAACCCGCGGTGGAGCCAGGCCTGGAGCCGGACGCCCTAAAGGCACCACAGACCGTGTGACCATTGCCGGCCTGTTGGGTGCCATAGAAAACACCTGTGGACAAGACTATGCCACCATCCTGGCCGAAGACTTTGCCATAGCTCGTGCAAGTGATCGCCAGCTCACAGCCAAATATCATAATCTCTTGGCTTCAAAGTTGATGAACAGCCTGCAAACAGTGGAGATGGTGACCACTGAAACTGAAGCTGAAACCAAGGCCGCCATCTTCCAAGAAGCCCTGTCTAAACTCACACTCTTACAGGAAAAGACTAAATAATCGTATGCCTCTAATCAAATCAACAACGCCAAAAGCCTTTGGCGAAAACATAGCTCGTGAGCGTGCCGCTGGTAAACCAGAAAAGCAGGCTGTGGCCATTGCCTACGCAGAAAAGCGTGCAGCCGAGAAAGATCCACAACATGGAACGGTAAAGATGGCCAACGCCGAACCCATGATGGACACACACAAGAGCATGCGTGTTCGTCAAGCCGCTTCGGCAGGTCATCACAGCCGTCATATTGAAGAGTTGGGCTCAGCCTATGAAAGCAACTCAGTATCAAGTGGTGCAGAACCACACTACCATCCTGCAGTGATGGCCAGCATGTCACCCAGTGAGAAACCATAATGAAAAAACCAGAAAACATGAAAGGCGTTACACGCTCATTCAACCGATCAAACCAACAAGGCGATGCCGACCTCAACTCAGATGGCATGGTCAATGCGGCCAAGCCACGCGACACTCGCCCAGACTATTGCTACAATCAGCATGCTGGCACACAGGATCCCAATCGCACCTTTAACTTTGGTCGTCCAGCGGCCAACCTGGTGGGCAACACCGGTCGAGATTTAAATGAAGGTCCTAAGCGTCCTCCAGTCACCCGCGGTGTTCCAGACTTCCGCAAACACATGGGTCCACAAGATTCATTGAACTTTGGTAAACAAGAACGCACACCTGGTGGCACAAGATCATGGGAGCCAAGCGCAACAGAAAACTATCGCGGTGACATCAACAGCATTAATGAAGGCCGTGGTCCTACCAAAGGTAACAAACAATGAGCGTGTCATTTACACCCAACGGTAATCTACAGTTACTCACAGCCAACACCACCAGTGGATCCACATTGACCACTGTGCGTGCAGGTGGTGCCAGTCAGATTGGTGCCTGGATGATTGACAATCTCAGTGCCAATGCAGTTATAGTCAATGTGGGCTTTGCCAACACTGTGGTAGCCACGGCCTCACAGGGCTTTGCCATTCCTGCCAATGGCACCAAATACTTGAACCTGGCTCAAGGCACCAATGTGAACTATGTGGGTGCCAATGGTGTGGTGCAAAACACACAAGCAACTGTTGCCTACCTGGCAGCCAATGCAGTCACAGGCACAGCCACTGTGGCATTTACACCTGTTTACATTTACAAATAAGGACACAAGATGAAAAAAGAATCCCAGCATAAAGAGCATATGAAGAAAGCGGCCCAGCATCATCGGGAAGCCGAGAAGCATATGGAAAAAGCCAAACACTGGATCGGTAAAGCTATCGAGCATCCAGGTGCACTCCGTGAAGAGTTGCATGTGAAGAAGGGTGAAAAGATCCCTACCAAGAAGTTAGAAGCCGCAGCCAAAAAGCCAGGTGTTGAAGGTCGTCGTGCTAGACTAGCCGAAACCTTACGCAGTTTTCCAAAAAAATAATAGGATATCATCATGTCAGCCAATATCAATCCAGCAATTTACAGTGTAGCCTCCACAAGTCTACAAAGTCTCAGCACACAGATTACCAATGGTTCGGTAATCAGTTACAGCAGCCTTAGCAGTCCACAGTTGATACAATTTCCCACTGTGCAGGCCAATATCAACAACAGTGGTGTTATATCCACAGTGGCCAACACAGCCAACACACAGTTCAGTCTTAGTTCCAGCAGTGCAGCCGGCAATGTGGTTTATCAATTGTCAGGCGTGGCCGTTTTGTCAGCCGGCACTACCTATGATGCCAACAATCCAATTCAAACCGAATGGATCAATGTCACAGCTGGCAACACCGTGATTGGTGTGTCCACACCAGTGGGTATTCCCAACACGGCTGTGTTCCAGAACAACACCGGCAATGCTGTCACAGTGGCATTTCAAGTGGTTCAGCGTCAAGGCGCCAACACATTCAATTACCCAGATGGTATTCAACAAGCCCGTGCCACTATCACTGAAATAGCCGGTTACTTGGGCAGCTAATAGGACAAATTTATGGCCACATCCAACATTAACCCAGCGGTCTACAGTGTCGCCAGCAACACGCGACAAAACTTGGCTTCTGTGGCAACAACCACCGCCATTCCTGCCGTGGCCATTTCAAATGTGGCCATTGTCAGCACAGCAGGCGCATTTACCAGTGACCGGTTTCAAAGCTATCGAATTGGTGACACCATCACCTTGACCGGTGCTTTTGCCAACACAGCCACAGGCAACATCACAGGTTATACTTCACCTGCAACCTATTACATTACCAAAACCGATGGCACCACACAGTTTACACTCAGTGCCAATACTACCGGTAACATCATAACCACAGTGGGCACAACCACAGGTGTTGTGTTTAACAGCAACAGCACAGCGGTAGAATTTCCTGCACAGGCCGGAGTGCCTTATTATGTAACCGGTGCACGCACACAGTTTGTGCAGTTGCCTACGGTGCAGGCCGCAGTTGGCACAGCAGTGACCGCAGTGGCCAATACGGCCAACACACAATTCAGTTTGGCATCAGGCAATATCACCTATACCTTGACCGGTTCAGTGGTCATGGCTGATGGCACACCGTTTGATCTGCGTAGTCCAGCCACAGTGGCCTGGATCAATGTCACAGCTGGCAATACAGTGATTGGATCTGCACCCATTGGGCGACCAGTGACCTGCGCAATCACAACCGGACTAGCCAATACCACAGTGGCCTTGGCAGTGACCCAAGGTGGCACCCGAGCCGCATGGGATTATCCGGCTGCTGTGCTTTCAGCATCGGCCACTATAACTGAAGTATCAGGATACCAAGGAACCTAACATGGCAAAAGACCGCACACCCACTACCTCTCGTGTAGAGAAACCCATAAACCAAGCACAAGGTCCTAGGACCGGCAATGATGGCACACCTGCCAAGCGTGAACGCTTTATTGACATGAAGACCTCAGGTTGGCGTGAAGAGTTGGCCGACCATGTGATGTCAAAGTTAGAAGCTCGTAATCCTGGTGGTGCTCGTGACCCGCGTGTGGAGCCCCTAGATGCTGACCGTGGTCCAGAATCGAATCCCACAGCCGGTGGCACCCGTTACAATGTTCGAGTGCGTGCTCCGGGCAACACAGTAAAGAAGTAAATAAGCACCCGCAAGGGTTTGTAGTATAGTATAGACAATAAGGACAAGCAATGACAAAGAAACAAATCCCCGCGGAGTCAACCTCCAACCCCTGGGCCGATGCAGTGGACGCAATCCCTGCAGAAGCCTTACAAGAGCCGGTAGCCCAGGCTCTCCGACCCCCAACCGTTACCGCCACAGCAATTGAATTTGATCTGGAAGGTCTCATGACTGACTTTCCCACAGCCCGTGATTTAGAACGCTTTGTGTATGATCAGCGTGGCATAGTGTTAAATCTTAAAGGTCGTGCCAACAAGTTAAAGTATCAGGTGGCAATGGATGCACTCAACGGTGTGGACATTGACCCCAGCTTTATTGGCATAGACAATCCTTATTTAGACAAGGCCGAGTTAGTGCCAGTGGATGACCTCCGTCCCGTTCCTGCCCGTGCCTCTGACCTACCTGCCGAAACAGATCTACAGAATGTGTTTGTGAGTCGCTTTATTCCACACCCAGACCCTGAGTATCGTAGCCGTGGCAAAAAGGTTGATTGTTTATTCAAGAAATACAAGAATGGACAGATCTCATACGAAATCCTGGGCCCGTTAGAACAACAGGCACATGGCGAAAAGATCGACAAGTTTGGTCGCATGAGACCCGAAATCATCCGGTGGGTAGATCCTCGCACCGGTGAACAGACCGTGGTGCGTAAAGATGGCACACTTACTCCCATTGGTCGTAACCTGCGTGCTCTCATGCAGAAGATGGGTGTGAACAATAGCAATCAATGGGAAGTCTGGATTGATCGTGACTTTGTCAATATCGAAGGTGGCAGCCTACGCAACCCATGGGATGTTGACGCGGAATGATCAATTCGGATAGCCCGGACCGTGACAGCCGTTATCAACAGGTAGTAGAACAACGGCGTGCCGAAGAAACCAAAATAGCACAGAAGGTCAATGCGGCCCACAGAGCCGCATTCCATGAACGCTTTCCGGGCCAGTTGGAACATTGCATGAGATTGGTGGCCGAACGCTTGCAACAAGGGCTTCGCAAGGACAGTGACATGCAGATCAGTGACTGTGGTGCCAAAGACCTTAGCTGGGCCCTGTTGAATCTTTGGACGATACATTTGGATCTTAGAGAAGAACCGTGATAGATAAAAAAAATATTGAACCTCAAATTCAAGCAGTAAAATTGTTAACGCCAGCGGCTATTGGCCATGCAGAAGATTCTGCTGAATATACAGAAATTATTTTAAGTGTGGCTGTATTTGCAATAAGAATCTTAGCACCTACGCATTCTAAAAAAACATTTTATAAATTGATTGATACTATTTACGAATCCAAATCTGCTCTAAAGGACTAGCATGCTAGATTCAGCCCTGCTCATGCGTAGAGCCATGCGATGGTGCCTGGACCAGCATGGCCTGTCACAGGAAAGCTACCGGCAAATGGACCAGGTCACGCAGAAGTCATTTCAGGCCTGGGTCATAGCCACGGCCGATGACATGCAGTATAATCAACTCAAATACTTTAGACCATTTGAACATCAACAGAGATTCTTTGAAACCTATGAACATCCGCGTCGCGGCATATTGGCTGCAAATCGTATTGGCAAGACTGTGTCGACATGTTATGAGACAGCTATGCACCTTACCGGCCTTTACCCTGATTGGTGGCGTGGTCACCGTTTTGACCATCCTATTACAGCTATGGTTGCAGGCGAGGGCTGGAGTCAGGTAGCCATGGTGCTACAGAATGAACTGTTAGGCACACAGGATGTCAAGATAGCCAATCAGATCGGCACTGGTGCTATACCCAAAGCGGCCATCATAACCGAAACCATGCGAAGTGATGGTGCCAACTGTATGGGCGTAGAGATACGCCATCCCAAAGGCAAGAGCTATTTGTTGTTTGCCAACTACACACAGGAAGTGCGTCAGATGCAGGGTTTCAAGTTAAACCTGGCAGTATTTGATGAGCAACCTCCGGACGATTTCTTTAGTGAGATCGTTACCCGAACCGCAACCACACAAGGTAAAATCCTATGTTCGTTTACACCCTTGAAAGGACTCAACGGCTTGGTCTCCAAGTTTTGGAACAAAGAACCCGGCTACGATTTCATAAGAGTCGCCTGGGACGATGTTCCCGAATACGACCCTTGGGGCGAGCCATTTCTCTTGGCCGAAACCCGACGACAACTCGAGCGAGATTACTTGCCGCACGAGCGAGAGGCCCGCATCGCTGGCAAGCCGGTCATGGGTCAAGGAGCAGTATTTCAAATTCGTTCTTGG